ATAAAAGCAAAGTCAGGAGTTCATACCCCTGACTTTTTCAAAGCTTGAGTAAACCCCAAGTCTATTTAGTTACTCCAAAAGACAAAGAGACGAAATTTTTTTAACTGAAAAGTTGAACTGAATGCAACTACATAGAGAAAGGAGAAACAAGAAAATGAACGAATTACAAGTATTTAAAAATCAAGAGTTTGGTTCAGTAAGAACATTAGTCGTTAACGATGAACCTTGGTTCGTTGGCAAGGATATTGCAGAAAGCCTCGGATATACAGCAACAGAAAAGGCAATTAGAACCCATATTGACAGTGACGACAAAGGGGTGACCGAAATGGACACCCCTGGAGGAAAGCAAAAAGTAGTTATTATAAACGAAAGTGGTCTTTATAGTTTAGTTCTCTCAAGTAAATTACCAAGTGCCAAGAAATTCAAACGTTGGGTAACATCTGAGGTGTTGCCAGCATTAAGAAAAACAGGGCAGTACCAAGTGAAGGAACTAAGCGGACAGGAATTAATGGCTAAGGCATTAATCGAGGCTCAGAGTGTTCTAGCTGCTAAGGATAAAGTAATCGAGGAGATGAAGCCAAAGGTTGTATTTGCTGATGCAGTAGCAACTAGCCATACATCTATCCTTGTAGGTGAACTTGCCAAAATCTTAAAGCAGAATGGCATTGAAATGGGTCAGAAGCGTTTATTCGCATGGCTCAGAGAAAAAGGATATCTGATCAAGCGCCAGGGTACTGATTACAACATGCCTACACAGAAGGCTATGGAACTAGGTCTCTTTGAAATCAAGGAAGGCTCTTATGTCAACGGCTCAGGTGTAAACATCACTACTAAGACACCTAAGATTACTGGCAAGGGTCAGCAGTATTTCATTAATAAGTTCCTTCAATAGGAGGTGATCATCATGGATGAATGGAGTATCAGCGTTGAGGAAGTAATGCAGATTACCCACAAAAGCCGTGACTTCATCCTAAACGCTATAGAACAGGGCGTAATGCCTGGGTCAGTAGTAAAACATGACTCAGGTAAAAGAAGTACTTACATTCCACGTAAGGCTTTTATGGATTACATGAACAATTATTATAGAGCTCCTTCGGATAAGTTGATTGCAGCAGTGGTAGAGGAGCTCACTAAAAGAAAGACAATTGAATAAGTAGCTTTAGTTGCTCGTAGGCACCTAAGGCTAGGAGACAAATAATAATTCGTAGAATGAACTGCAATACATAATTTAACATTTCTCTTTTTGGATAATTCCATTGACTATACATACCTACTGAATATAGTCTCCTAGCGCTAAGTGCTTATGAGCATAAAAAAAGACACGTGCTGCGAACACGTGCCTAGATGAATAAAAAGACAACGTGGTTATTGTACCACAGAAAAGGAGAGCTTTCTATGGAAAGAAGAAAACCAAGACTAAAAATCCCATTTTTTAAAAGAATGTGGAGAAAATACGGATTTCCTAGAATCTGTAGAACTAGAAAGTATCAAAAATTAAGAATGAAGGTGATGGGGTATGAATAGATTTGAAAAAGGCATCATTATCGTATCTAATTTAATTATTTTAATCAGTTTCATTTCAGGAGTTGTAAGTGGCAATAACTGGAATTCTACAGGAATGAGAGTTCTAAGTGTTGCATCATTAAGCATGAACTTATTAGTGGTTGAGTACATGCTCGTTGTTATCAGAAATAAATAAAGGAGAAAAAAAGTATGGAAAAGAAAGCATTTATTAAAGTTGAAACATTCGACGGAGGGGTTCACATTCAAAACGGTGGTACTAATTATCAAACGCTATTGATGATGTCACTTTTAATTGACGCATTTAAAAAAAGGTCAATTAACAAATGAGGATGATCCCAAGAACGATACATTCAAACAGATTGTTGAGTTTATTTGGAAGAGACCAAAAGACGCATCAAGAGCACTTATCAAAATTATCGGCATTGATAGTGATTTGGATTCTTTATTTGAAGGATTCAAAAATGAAAAGGAGACTAACTAAATGGATAAGATTAAAATCAATTCTCTTGAATTAGAGAATGTGAAACGTATCAAAGCAGTACAGATTGAACCATCTGAAAATGGCTTAACCATCATTGGTGGTAATAACAACAACGGAAAGACTTCCGTATTGGATGCCATCACTTGGTGTCTTGGTGGCAACAAATACAAGCCATCAAAGCCAACTAGAGAAGGAAGCTATGTTCCAGCATCACTAAAAGTGACTCTTTCAAATGGTATTGTGGTTGAAAGAAAAGGCAAGAACTCAGCCTTAAAGGTCACTGATCCAACAGGAATGAAAGCAGGTCAAAACTTATTAGACTCATTTATTAGTGAATTGGCTTTAAATCTTCCGAAGTTTATGAACAGTTCAGAAAAAGAAAAAGCTGAAACATTACTTCATATTATCGGAATTGGTGACGAGCTTACTAAATTGGATTTAAAAGAAAAAGCAGTTTACAATGACCGCCTAGCAATCGGAAGAATCGCTGATCAGAAATCGAAGCATGCTAAAGAGATGGTTCATTATGACAATGTTCCAGATAAGATTGTTTCAGCTTCTGAATTAATTGCTAAGCAGCAGGAAATGCTAGCGATTAATGGAAGCAATGAAAGAAAAAGAGCGTATCTTGCTGAATGTAAATCTAAGTCAAAAGCCATTGAAGAAAAGATGAACGATTTAGATAAGCAGTTAAAAGCACTTAATGAAGAATATTTGAAAGTCATTAAAGAAAGAGACAAGGCAACTGTTGAAGTATCTAGTCTAATAGATAATCCTACAGATGAAATTGAAAGAAGCATCAAGGAGATTGATGATATAAATATCAAAGTCCGTACGAACCTAGAAAAGAAAAAAGCAGAGCAAGAAGCTAGCGACCTTAAGAATGAATATGCTTCTAAGTCTAAGGAGTTAGAAGACATCAGAAAAGAAAAGGCTAGCTTATTAAATAATGCTGATCTACCTCTTGAAGGATTAGGAATTGAAGATGGAAAAATCACCTATCTAAATCAGGAGTGGGATAACATGAGCGGAAGCCAACAGTTAAAAGTGGCAACTGCTATCTGCAGAAAAATCAATCCTAATTGTGGCTTTATCCTGTTGGATAAATTGGAGCAGATGGACATGAACACACTCAAGGAATTTGGCACTTGGCTAAAATCTGAAGGATTACAGGCTATTGCTACGAGAGTAAGTACTGGTGACGAGTGTTCAATCATTATCGAAGACGGCTACGTTGCCAAAAATAATTTAGAAAAAGAAAAGAAAGAAGAAGCGAAGACAGTTGCTAATTCTTGGGAAGGAGTGAAGTGGTAATGAATTTTGAAATTACAAAAGGAAAAATTAAAAAGCCTTATAAAGTAGTTGTATACGGCCCTGAAGGAATTGGGAAGTCAACCTTTGCTTCTCATTTTCCCGACCCTCTATTTATTGATACGGAAGGTTCAACAAGATCACTGGATGTTAAAAGACTTCCTAAGCCGACATCCTATGAAATGCTTAAACAGGAAATTGATTACATCATTGAGAAGAATACATCTATCTGTAGAACATTAGTCATTGACTCAATCGACTGGGGAGAATCGTTAATCGTTCAAGACATATGTAATAAATACCAAAAGAAAGGTATTGAAGATTTTGGTTACGGAAACGGCTACGTCTACACAAAAGAGGAAGTCGGAAGACTTCTCAATAGATTAGAAAATGTAATTGACAGTGGAGTGAATGTCGTGCTGACTGCACACGCTCAGATTAGAAAGTTTGAAAAACCAGATGAAAGTGGTGCTTTTGACAGATATGAGTTGAAGCTAGGAAAGAAAACCGCTTCACAGACTGCGCCTCTTGTGAAGGAATGGGCTGATATGGTTCTATTTGCGAATTATCAGACATTCGTCTCAAAAGATGAAAAAGGCAAAACAAAAGTATCAGGCAATAGAAGAGTGATGTATACAGTTCATAATGCCTGTTGGGATGCCAAGAACAGAGATGACCTTCCAGAAATGTGCGACTTTGATTATAAAGTCATTAAGCCAATCATTGAAGAACCGTTGAATAATGTTTCTAGCATTCCTGTAAACGAAAGACCACAAACACAGGTAAATGTACCTGTTGAACCAAAAGAGCCACAGATTGAAGAAAATAAGCCTGTGAGTGCTATTGATTTTGGCTCTGAAGAATATCAGAAGATTCCTTCTAAAGTAAGAGACTTGATGAAATGTGACAATATTTCAATTGAGAAATTAAAGGAAGTCATCTTCTTAAAGGGATTCTTTCCAAAAGATACTCCAATCGAAAATATGCCTAATGACTTCTGGGAATTTATCGCTAGCAATTGGAGCAACTTAAAAGACTTTATTACAGAATCAGAAATTCAATTTTAAAAGGAGATTAAGAAATGGATAACAATTTTAATAACTACAATCAGAATGGATTCAACCAGAATAATTATAACCAAGCATCTCAAAATGATGGTGCGATAGGCTGGGGTGATGAAATCACAGCCGAAGCAAAAGAATACACATTATTGCCTGTCGGAACTTATCAATTCATCATTAAAGATAACTTCATTAGATCTAAGACTTCAGGCAAGGGAAAAATCCCTGTTGTATGCAATAAGGCAGACATCACTCTAACAATCAATTATGAAGGAAAAGAAGTAAAAGTGACCACTTCATTAGTTCTTCACAAGTCCTGTGAATGGAGAATTGCCCAATTCTTCGAATGCATCGGAATGAAACAGAAAGGAGTTCCGTTCCGTCCTGACTGGAATAATATTGTTGGAAAAACAGGAACAGTTAAAATCTCTCATAGAGAATATAACGGTTCAACTTACAATGATGTAAAAGAATTCGTGATCAGTGATACTCCAGCACCAGCACAGCCACAGACCTGGGGAAACAATAGCTGGAAATAATGGAATTAAGACCATATCAACAAAAGGCTCATGATGCCATATTCACAGAGTGGGAAGAGAAGGGAACTCAAAGAACCCTTCTCGTTCTTCCCACTGGCTGTGGAAAAACAATAGTGTTCGCAAAAGTGGCTGAGGACTGTGTTAAAAGAGGAGATAAGGTTCTTATTTTAGCACATAGAGGCGAACTGCTAGAACAGGCATCTGACAAAATTAAGAAAGTGACAGGACTTGGCTGTGCAGTCGAAAAAGCTGAACAAACATGTATTGGCAAATGGTTTCGAATTGTAACAGGTAGTGTTCAGACACTACAGAGTGACAAAAGATTGTATAAGTTTTCGAAAGATTATTTTGACACAATAATCATCGATGAAGCCCATCACGTTTTAAGTAATGGGTATCAGAAAGTGTTGGAATATTTCAATAGTGCAAAAGTTCTTGGAGTAACTGCCACTCCTGATAGAGGAGACATGAAGAACTTAGGCTCTTACTTTCAGACATTGGCATATGAATACACTTTACTAGAAGCGATAAAAAGTGGATATCTAGTTCCAATTAAGGCATTGACTATACCACTGACTTTGGATTTATCGAGCGTTTCAATGAGCGCTGGAGACTTCAAAGCGAGTGATATTGGTAGCGCACTAGACCCTTATCTTGAAGGTATTGCTAGTGAAATGGAAAAGTACTGCAAGAATAGAAAAACAGTTGTATTCCTTCCACTGATTTCAACATCTCAAAAGTTTGTTGAAATTTTAAATAAGCATGGTTTTAAAGCCACTGAAGTTAATGGCAATTCCAAAGACAGAAATGAGATTACAAAAGACTTTGCAGAAAATAAATACAATGTCCTTTGCAACTCTATGTTATTAACAGAAGGATGGGATTGTCCCGACGTTGATTGTGTCATTGTACTAAGACCAACAAAAGTAAGAAGTCTCTATTCTCAGATGGTTGGAAGGGGTACAAGGCTATCTCCTCAGACAGGCAAGAAAGACTTACTTTTGTTAGATTTTCTATGGCACAGCGAAAGACATGAATTATGTCATCCGGCTTCACTTATCTGTAATAGTAATGAAGTCGCTAGAAAAATGACCAAGAAGCTGGAAGACAGTGCAGGAGTTGAAATGGATATTCAAGAGGTTGAAGAAGAAGCCTTGAAGGATGTCCAAGAAGAAAGAGAAAAAGCACTTGCTGATCAGCTAGAAGAAATGAGAAAACGCAAGAAGAAGCTAGTTGATCCATTGCAATATGCAATGAGTATACAGGCTGAAGACTTACAGAATTATGTTCCTTCTTTTGGCTGGGAGTGTGCTCCAGCAAATGAAAAGCAATTGAAGTATTTAGAAGCACATGGGATTGAATCTAATGAAGTTCCTAATGCTGGATATGCTTCAATGCTGATTGACAGATTGAAGTTAAGAAGTAAAGAGGGACTAGCTACTCCAAAACAGGTAAGATTCCTCGAAAGAAAAGGATTTAGAAATGTTGGCACTTGGAAGTTCAAGGAGGCTAATTCTATGATTTCTAGAATTTCCGCAAATAGCTGGAGACTTCCAAAAGGAGTGCAAGCTTCTACTTATAAACCAGAAGGAGTTGAATAACAATGAAACAATACAATCTATTAGAGTTACTTGACTATATCAACCCTTCAGAACTCTCTTACCAGGAATGGACTAACGTTGGAATGGCCCTCAAGCACGAAGGATATGAAGCGAGTGACTGGGATTCCTGGAGTGCTCAGGACTCTGAAAGATATAAAAGAGGAGAGTGCTTTACAAAATGGAATTCCTTCAATGAAACGGCAGGGGATATTGTCACAGGCGGAACAATCTTCGATTATGCTAAAAGAGGTGGTTTCGTTCCTCAAAAAAAGATAGATCCTAATGAGGGCGTTCTTGGTTGGGAAGATGAAATTGGCAATATCATAGATAAGGACTCTATAGATAGTATTGAACTTCATGAGCCTAGTGATTCGAATTGGAATCCAGCCAACGAGTTAATCAGGTACTTAACTACTCTATTCGATACAGACGAGTATGTTGGCTTTGTTGTTTCCTCGATAGAAAACGAAAAAGGGAAGTTCATTCCTGGTAACCGTGGAAACTTTAGAATGACAGCAGGGCAGATTGTTGAAGGGCTTCACTCCTGTAACGGTGATATCGGAGCAGTAATTGGAGACTACAATCAAGCAGCAGGTGCATGGATTCGTTTCAATCCATTAAATGGCGAAGGTGTTAGAAATACTGATATAGCATCATTCAAATACGCTCTTGTAGAATCTGATAGTTTGGATATTGGCAAGCAGTTGTCTATTATCCATCAATTAGAACTGCCTGTTGCTGCAGTCGTATACAGTGGTGCTAAATCAATACACGCTATTGTCAAGGTTGAAGCCTCAGACAATAAAGAATATAGAGAACGTGTAAGTTACTTATATAAAATATGCGACAAGAACGGGCTTGAAGTCGATAGCCAAAATAAGAATCCATCAAGACTTTCAAGAATGCCTGGATGTATTCGTGGCGAACATAAGCAGTTCATCATTGAAACCAATACAGGAAAAGAGACATGGTCAGACTGGGTTGAATGGGTCGAGTCAATGAATGATGATTTACCCGACGAAGAAAATTTGGCTGATGTATTGTTTAATCTTCCTGATTATGCAGAAGAATTAATCGAGGGAATCTTAAGACAAGGACATAAGATGCTACTTGTTGGCCCTTCAAAAAGTGGTAAGTCATTCTCATTAATTGAATTATGTATCGCTATTGCGGAGGGTACTAAATGGATGGGCAGACAATGTAAGCAAGGAGATGTATTATATGTCAATTTCGAATTGGATAGAGCATCATGCCTACACAGATTTAAAGATGTCTATCAGACTTTAGGATTAACTCCCAACAATGCAAATAGAATCTTTGTATGGAACTTGAGGGGGAAGACTCCTGCACTAGATCAGTTAGTGCCAAAGCTGATAAGACGAGCAGAAAAGAAAAAGTATATCGCTGTAGTAGTGGACCCTATTTATAAAGTTATAACAGGTGACGAAAACAGTGCCAGCGAGATGGCTAAGTTCTGTAATCAGTTTGATAAGATAGCAGATGCGCTTGGTGCTTCAGTAATTTATGCACATCATCATTCTAAAGGTGCACAAGGTGGCAAGAAGTCAATGGACCGAGCAAGTGGCTCAGGGGTTTTTGCAAGAGACCCTGACGCGCTGCTAGATATGATTGAACTGGATATGAATAAAGAAGTCAAGGAACACTTCATTAATGAAGCAAGAGTTGAAGCAATGCATACTGTGCTTGATAAGTATGTTCCTAAATGGAGAACTTACATCTATCAAACTAAGAAAACAGATGATCATGATTTTGAAGCAATGAACGACTACTGTGCTGAAATGCTTGGATTTGAACAGATGAACGAATTGCAGTATCTGACAGAATTAAAAGTTGATGCAGCTAAACATATTACTGCCCTTCAGATATCTGGAACTTTAAGAGAATTCGCTACTTTTGACCCTATCAACTGCTTCTTCAAGTACCCTGTTCATTTCTTGGATAATGGCAACTTGTTAAAGGGGTGCCGTCCTGAAGGCTCAAAGCAAAAATCTAAATTCGAAAAGATGAATGAGACAAAGCAAAAAGAGCAAGAAAGCAATATTGAATTATTCTTAAATGCTTTTGAACAGTTAAGTCATAATGGACAGGTTACTGTAAAAGAACTCGCTGAAAGTGGTTTGATGGCTGGAAAGACAGCTGGGTCATTAAGAGTAATAATCCCTAAATGGATAAAAAATAATAAATTAGAAGGTTTCGAATATGAACGTGGAGTGATAAAAAAAATTACCGCAAACACGTAGCGCAAACACTATATATAAATATATATATTTGCGTTTCACTATTGCTAATTGAAAATACGAATATAGGGGAGTTGTGAAACTCTCCCCTATATGTATTTCCATTATCAAGTAAATAGTGATTTTTGAAAGAATTGAGGTATAAACAATGCAGTTTTTTATAAAGATGATTCCTCCGACAATTACAGCGCAGGAGCATAGAATTGGAAAATGTGGAGTATATAAAAGCCCTGAACAGAAACAGGCATACGTTAAATTAAGAGATGCAATCGCACCTTACACTCCTAGTATTCCAATTGATCGTGCTTGCCAGTTGATTGTTAAATGGTGCTTTCCTTTAAACAAAAGTCACAAAGTGGATGGTGAATATAAATACACAAAGCCTGATACTGATAATTTAAATAAGATGTTAAAAGACATCTTAGAAGAGTTAGGCTTCTATACTAATGATTCAAGGGTGGCTTCTGAAGTGATTGAAAAATTTTGGAGCGCTGTTCCAGGAATCTATATATCATTAGAGGAACTATGAAATACGTGTATAAGAAAGTCGATTATTATTCTATGCAGCAGTTAATGGATTTAATCGAACAGTTAAAAAGTGAATATCAAATTATAGGATATGAGGCATATGCACAAGAACAGTATGCAGTATTAACTTTATATCCTAAGAAAGAGGAGAAAAACAAATGGAAAAATTATATCTGGTAAAATTAGGAAAATTATATGTAACTAATACATCAAGTGATTCAGTCAATTTAAAGGAAAGTGCAGAAAAGGCAAAAGTGTTTACTGATGAGTTAGAAGCTGAAACCTTAGCTAATATTCTAGGTGCTCAGTTAATTACTTTTGTATTGGAGGGCTAAGAATGTTTAAAGAAATCGGAAGAGTAGTGGAATTATTAAAATATCCACAAAGCATAATTCTAGGATTGGATAAGGTGGCACATATTAATAGTGATGACTTAACGCTAACAATCGCATCAGAAGAATGTGCTGAGTTAATACAATCAATATCAAAAGTAAAAAGATATGGATTTCATGACAAGTATGAAGAAAATTTGCACGAAGAAGTGGCTGATGTGCTTATCTGTATTGCTGAGTTAGTATGTTTAGGCTACTTGGATATTGATAAAGTCAGAGACTACCAAAAGTTAAAAATCAATAGAGAAATAGAAAGGGCAATCCAGAAAGAGGAAGAACTGAGAAAGGAGACAGAAAAGCATGGAACTTGTGAGTAGTCAGAAGCTAGAAGCAGTCGCTGACTTCTTGGCAGATGATGAAGTATTCGGAATTGCTCCATGCTCACACTTTAATAATTCTCTAACAAGAAATAGAGTTAATGTTCCTTGTGATATAGGTGACTGCGAAGGAGACTGCCCATTCTATTCAAAAGAGAATTTTCTCAAGTGGATTAAGGAGCCGAACAAAAAAAGGGAATTCGTGGACTTGAAAAAGCCAAAAATTGAAGATTTTAATAATGATTATTTTGAAGAAGAAAAAAGATATATAGAAGCATTAGAAGAATATTGCGATGATTTAGAAAGCGTTCTTGCTGACACTGAATATGATTTAGAATCTTCTGAATGTGATAATAGAGAGCTAACAGAAAAGCTAGAAAAGATTAGAGGTGCTCTTGATGGAAAATATTAAACAAATAAATATCTATCTAGTAGATGGATCTAGATACGTAGTTATTCCTTCAGATGATAATTTAGCCAAATATGTAAAAGGTAATTTTTACGGAGGATATAACATTGGCATCTCAAAAAATGAAGCGAAATCAATTATTCATGAATGGGTGTTTAATGCTGAAAGACAACACAGCGGCAGAATTGATGATATTGGTATTACAGCAAGTAATATTATTTCCATAGAGCTTTTAGAACATGAAGAATGAATTACAGATTAAAGGAGTAATTATATGAGTTACAGCATTGGCATTTATGTAAAAGTTGAAGGCTGCGATAAATTCGCAGAAATCGCATATCCCGAATTTTCTTCTCCTGGTTATAAACTAGGCAGACTTTTTAGAAGTTGCATGGATTGGAACTTCAAAAGTGAAGAATATTATAGATGTGATTATGCAGTAGAGCGCTTAAACAAAGGAATTAAAGAATTAATGTATTGTCCTAAAGAGCATCTAAAATTGAATCCGACATTAAGCATGGGGTCGGTGGCTAGTTCACTTGATATATTAGGTTCAGTAAGAGAATGCATTTTAAAACAGGCTGAAGATATTCCACTTGAATGTATGTATATGAGATGGGAGTGATTGTGGATGTATAAAAGACCAAAAATAGAAGATTTTATCGATGATCCTGATAGAAATGGGTCTGACGGATGCACTGTTGTGTTTTACCAGGATGAAGAGGAAGAATACTTAGAAGCACTTGAAAAATACTGCGATTTTCTTGAATCTATTGGTGGTGCTCAGGTTTTGTTAAGAGCTAGAGAAGAAGAAATTGAAGAACTGAGTAGATGTGTCAAAGCATACGATAATGATATTATTGATACTAGACATGCTTTATTTATGGCAATTGAAGATGCTACAGATGGTTTAGTGGATTGGAAGAAATATGTAGATAAGCGTAATGCACGTGAGTTATATGAAATATGTAAACTTTACTATACTGACATTAATACCTCAAATAGAGAAACAAAAACAATGGTACTGTTCTACAACTTGCTAGCACAGGAGGAGTCAAAATAATGATTGTAACAGATGATCTAGATGAATATGTAGCTCTTAAAGGTTTAATTAATCATTGCTCATATACATATGAGAGTGATACTTGTTGTCAGAATTGCAAACTCAAAGAAATATGCAGTGTAGCTTTAGGTTGCTCAACTTTTCAAAATTTCAAAGTAAAATATGAGCCGCATTATGATGTTTCTAAAGCAGCTCCAAGAAATTTAGAAGCCAAAACATTAGATGAATGGAAGAAAGACGGTGATAAAGTTGAACTTACTTTTTAAATATGCAATTACATACTTTTATAAAAGTGGATACATCTTCAAACTACATGCACAGAATAAAACCGAATTAGAAGTACTCAAAGAAGGATTCTATGAATGCAAAGATAAGTATCTTTATATTTCGCATGCAGTCGTCACTTATTGGATTACAGGAATCGTTGCAGATGTGTGGTTGTAGGAGGAGTGATCAGTGTCAAGGTTCATTGAAGTGTGGTCATTATTTAAATGTCCAGAAAAAAGAAGCGATTATTTTAAGATGAGAAGATACTTTTCTCTTATCAATTTAGATAACGTAACATATAGACTTGAAACTAGGAGAGGATACAAGTATAGCAAATGCATATCTTTCTATTTTAATGATGACAAGATATTTGAAGAAAGATATCTTGATGATAGTCTTGCATTCAAAAGACTTAACTATCTAAATGAATTCAATATTGATAAGGATTTTGATGGAGTAATTGAATTCGAAAACAAAAAGTATGATACTAAAGATATAGTAATGATTAAGCATACAGGTCCTTATAAGATTTATGCAGGTAAGACAAAAAACTTCTACAGGTTAAAGTTGCAAACAAAAGAGACATTTATAACTATAGTTAATGAAGGATTAACAGATGGATTTAATTTTATAAGCAGCATTCAAAGAAAATACATTAGATGATCATCAAGGAGGAATCAAATGAGTAGAGTCAAAGAGCAACTAGAAAATTATAGATTTCTAAAAGAGCGAGTTGAATACCTAGAAAATAGATTAGTAAATGTTAAAGCTATTAGTTATTCTTCTTATGGCTCTACTGGCATTCCTAAGACTAAACAGGATTTGATTCTTGAAAAGGATGAACTCATTAAGGAGATGGATGAGACTAGGAATCTTGTCTATTCAATTAAAGATACAAAGCATAGATGCATATTATGCTATCGCTATCTTGACGGCATGACTATTGAACAGGTAGCAGATGAGATGGATTATTCTACCAATCACGTGTGGAGAATGCTAAGAGATGCATTAAACGAGTTAGAAAATGCACATTAATGTAGATAAATGCAAGTAAATGATTAAAAATGTAGATTAATGTAGTTGAATGTTATGTTATCAGCACTATATAGTTAAAATGTAGAAATAGTTTGAGAGAGAACTATAATTCCAAAGCGCTCATAGTAGCGCTTTTTATTTTGCGAGGATTAAATATGGCACAGGGAATGAGAGGTCACTGGCATCAGTTTTATGAGGATCATTACGAGATTAAGTATGATGATGAACGTCATTGTGATAAGAAGATTGTGTTCTATCGCTGCATGATCTGCGGACGTGAACATGTTGACGTGTACTTCAGCAAGCATATGGATGCTAAACATAAGTCTACTAAAGCATTAGAAAAGAACAAAAGGAAACATCGTGAGTAGAGGATACAGACCTGACCAGGATAACGCTGGTCATAGAAGACAGTTTCTTATTAATAAGAAAAAGATACTGGCTACACAGACAGTATGCGGTATATGTGGCAAGCCTGTTGACTTCACCAAGAAGTATCCTCACCCCATGTCTCCATGTATAGACCATATTATTCCGGTAGCTAAAGGCGGTCATCCTAGTGACATGGATAATCTTCAGCTAGCACATTGGATTTGCAATCGTGAAAAGAGTGACAAGCTTTTCAGACGAATAGAAGTAAAGAGAGACAGTCAGATAATGAACGACGATCTTCCTCATAAGGTAGATTGGACTACATATAAAGCATCTTAAGACCATTTTTATTGATGGTCTTTTTTGCTGCTAAAAATAGGGGCTATATGACCCTCCAAGTCCTGAAGACATGGAATCGCTTGTACTACGTGAATTTCTCGCTGACAAGGGTTTTGAAAATCTCGGGCACTAATTCTAAATCACTTCAAAGGCCTCTCAGAAAGGAAAAAAACAGGTAAAAAGATATGAATTATAAAGGAATTGAATACTTGAGAGCGAAGCTTTCGCACAAGAGAACAAAGGTACTTGAATGCTATAAATATTATAACATGAAGGACAAGATGGACCCTTATCAGACCAACACCCTACCTGAAAAGCTGAGAAGCATAAGCAAAAAGGTAGGATGGATTCCAAAAGCTGTTGACACATTATCCAACCGTCTTCAGTTTAATGGATTCAGTGAAGACGATATCATGAATCTTGATAAGATCTTCAGAATGAATAATAGAGATGTGCTCTTTGACAAGATGTTCAAGGGCGCAATCATCTCTTCATGCGACTTTGTATATATATCAAAGAATGATGATGGCAGCGCTAGACTTCAGGTAATAGATGGATCCAATGCTACAGGCATACTAGATACATCTACGATGATGCTTACTGAAGGATATGCAGTACTTGAAAGAGATACTGAACTAGGTGAACCGCTAGTAGAAGCGTATTTCACCTCAAATTCAACGACATTCTACATCAAAGAGCAGCATGACCCCTCAATGGATATGGCTAATGTAGCGCCTTATCCACTTCTAGTACCTGTTATCTATAATCCTGATGCAACTAGACCATTTGGGCGTAGTCTCATATCAAAGTCGCTTATAAAGTATGTAGATGATGCTAAAGAAGCATTGAGACTCATGAGTGTAAGTTCCATGTTCTATTCATTCCCTCAGAAGTATGTTGTAGGGCTTGATGATGAAGTAGAACAGTTTGATAAGTGGGGCGCCACAATGTCTTCAATGCTTGCATTTACAAAGGACTCTGATGGAGGCGCTCCGACAGTAGGACAGTTCAACCAGCAGTCAATGTCTCCATACAATGATGTGCTCAAGACTCTTGCTTCTATGTTTGCTGGAGAGACAGGGCTCACATTAGATGATCTAGGATTCACTACAGAGAATCCATCCAGCGCTGAAGGAATTAAAGCATCACATGAAAGTCTTAGACTGATGGCAAAGAGTGCACAGGACACATTCAGTGTAGGCATCATTAATACAGGATATCTGGCTAAATGTGTTGAAGACAATAAGTCATACAAGCGCACTGAGTTTGCGAATATCTCAGTACGTTGGAAGCCAGCGTTTGATGTTGATGCAACTATGCTTTCAGGTATTGGCGATGGTGTATCAAAAATTAATGGAGCAATTTCTAACTACTTTGATAAGGGTACGCTTGAGGATCTAACAGGTATCAGGTCTTCTAATGATAGTACTCCTGCTTATCAAAAGCCTTTAGACATAGATGTAGATGATGGTGAAGAAGATGAACAGTGATGTATCCAAAGAACTGCTCAGAAAAATAAATAAAAGCTTCACTTTAAGTTATCAAAAGTCTGAGAAGGTAAGAAAACTATTATTAGCCATTAAAAGCAAGAATTGTGATTACCTCAAGGCAATGGAATATGCAGAAGAAGTCGGAAAGATTCTAGCTGAAGCATATATGAAGAATCTCTCTTCAGATGTTCTTCCTGATGGCAAGATGTACTACGATATTGCGAGCGCAATACTTAATCCTACACTTGAGAATAACTATGGGCTTATTTCCTCTTATGTATGTGGTGCAATGGATGTCATGAATGAAAAGGCAGGCATAAATGCTAAGGCAAGAAAACCCTCATACAACGCAGACAAGACATTAGGACTCATTAAAAAGGTATCTGAAGCAGAATATTTTGATGATGTAAAGAAATACTTAAATGAGCCTGTCATAACCAATGCATTATCGATTGTGGATGAAGGGGCTAGAGTCAATGCAGACCTTCACTATAGTATGGGGTATAATCCTGTCATTGTAAGAAGAGCATCCTTTGGATGCTGCAAGTGGTGCAGAGGTCTTGCAGGTGTGTATAATTATGATGAGGTCAAAGACAAAGGGAATGACGTATTCAGGAGACACGCCAATTGTAGATGCCAAGTTATTTATGACCCAAGGAACGGTGATGGGAAAGTTCAAGATGTCCATTCAAAAGAAATCATCGAATTAAATACATCTTCAAAGGTAAGAGAAGATATATTATCTGCAGAAGAAGTAATAGAAAAGGCAAAAAAATATGCCAATGACTTCATCAACGGAATAGATAAAATTGATTATACAACTGATAACCCATATTTTGATTATATTGTAAAAAAATTGAATTATAATGGATTGCCGCAATTAAAAAGTGCAAAAGAATTTGAAAAATCATCCAGCCAAAGTAAAGTCGGTAAGATGTATAGGGCAATAAGTGGAGAAACAAAGGAAGATTCATTAAAATACGTCAATGAGTTGAAACATGGTAAGATGTATGCGGGCAAGCATTATGTTTATGGTAGTGGTATTTATTTTTCAAGAGACCCAAATGTAGTAGCAAAGTATAATAATCAAGGAGTCATTATCGAAGCTACGCTTGCTGAAGAATCAAGAATAGTTTACTATAATGATGTTTTAAGAGAGTATTGTGAAATTGGCGCAGATAAGATAAAAAATTCAAAATCCAAGGAACCTTGGCAATTTCTTATCTCAACAATAGGTGAATTTGCTGCACTAAAAGGCTATGATGCTATTGACATGAATGGTATGTTTGGTCAAAAACATATAATTGTTTTAAATAGGGGGATGCTAATAATCAATGAAAACTGAAGATGAATTAATGGAAGATGCAATAATGAGCTATTTCGCCGGAGGGCTAATGAATTACATAAAAAATTATTTTAATGCTTTGGGAGGATTTTTTCCAAAAGAAAAGGCTAACTATTCTATGCCAAATGAAGAGTATATTGAGGAAAATTGGGATGAAATTTATGATTGTCTTGTCAGCCTAACTCCTCCACGTAAATATCCAAAAGAATTAAAGGAAGTTGCAATTCAATATATGCCTTTATTCTTAGAGGATTGCCCATATTACAAAGAAGCTGAATGTTTAAAATTTTTTTGATAAACTCTAAATAAAGAATCCAGGAGGTGGTGTCAATTGATTGTGACACCTTTTTAATTACACAAAAGTAGGAGGTTAAAGGCACATGTCTAATAAGATAGGCAGACAGACTCCTACGAATAGTTACATTATCCCCTATAAGAGCACATTAGGGAATGAAGCTGTAGAACTATACAACAATACCACACGTAATGCTATGGAATGGCAGGAGATACAGATGATGGACATAATGGCTGTTGATGATGACGGTCAGTGGGTTCATATAAAATACGGATATTCAATACCGAGACGTAACGGGAAGTCTGAAATCCTTGTCATGAGAGAATTGTGGGGACTGCTGCATGGGGAAAAGATTCTACATACAGCACACCGTACAACTACATCACATGCTTCGTGGGAGAAGCTTAAGCAGATGCTTGATGAGAATGATTATACTGAGGTAAAAAGAGCAGATAAGGAAAAAACCTATGAAAAGTCCTATACAGCTACAGCCCAGTTCGGACTGGAGACAATAAGAATCCTTGATGAAGGTGGGGGAAGTGCTTCCTTCAGAACAAGATCATCAAAGGGAGGACTTGGTGAAGGCTTTGACCTTCTCGTTGTGGATGAGGCTCAGGAATACACTGAAGACCAGCAGTCAGCACTTCAGTACGTAGTTACTTCTTCAGAGAATCCTCAGACACTGATGTGTGGTACTCCACCAACTGCAGTATCTTCAGGTACTGTATTTGTTAATCTGAGAAAGGAATGCCTTTCAGGGGGCTCTGATACAAGTGGATGGGCTGAATGGTCTGTAGAACATATGTCTGATGTTAAAGACAGGGATATATGGTATGAGACAAACCCCTCACTAGGTCAGACACTGAAGGAGCGTTCTGTTGCAGCTGAAGATTCAAGTGATGAAATTGACTTCAATATACAGCGATTCGGTCTATGGCTTCAGTATAACCAGAAATCCGCAATATCAGAAAATGAGTGGAACGCTCTGAAAGTAGAGACTATTCCAGAGTTTAAAGGTCCTCTCTTTGTTGGTATTAAGTACGGTCACGATGGCAGTAATGTTTCTATGTCGGTCGCAGTCAAAACAAAAGATGACAATATACTAGTTGATGTCATTGGATGCAGACCTATTAGAAAAGGCAACGGATGGATTATTGACTTTCTTAGAAAGGCTGATATTGCCATGGTTACAGTAGACGGTGCAAACGGTCAGCAGATGCTTATAAATGAGCTTAAAGAGACCGGCATCAAATTAAAGGTGATCATGCCAAAGACTGCAGATATCATTGCTGCAGGTGCTTCATTTGAAAAGGCTTTATATGCTTCCAATATATGCCATTTTGGTCAGCCATCGCTATCACAGTGCGTATCCAACTGTGAAAAGCGTGCTATTGGAACAAACGGGGGATTCGGATACAAGTCAATCATTGAAGGGGTTGACATTTCTCTTCTTGAATCAGTAGTGCTGGCACACTGGCAGTGCTCTCTCAAGAAGGCAAGAAAGAAGCAGAAAGTACTTATTTAAAAATTACGTAACTATACGGAGAAATAGGAGAATATATATGAGTTTTACACCAATCAACACACAGGAAGAATTTGATGATGCTATCAAAGAAAGACTAGCTAGAGAAAAGAAAAAATATGAAGGATATATGTCACCTGATGATGTACAGGCACTCAAGGATACTTATTCAACTTCTAATTCTGAAGAATTGAAGAACCTAAAAGCGAAAAATACATCATTAAAGCAGCAGGTGGCAGGATTCAATAGAAAGGAACTTCTTAACAAGGTGGCTGCAGATAATAAGCTTCCTTCCTCAGCTGCACAGTTCCTAAAAGGAGAGACTGAAGAAGAACTCAATGAATCTGCAAAGGCTCTTGCTGAATTATTCCCAAAGCCTAGCAATGAGCCTCATACAAAAGCACCTGAACCAACATCACCTACCGCAAACAATCAGCTTGGTGGCGAGATGTCCGGTGTCGAAAAGAAGTTCAGAGAAATGAATCCAGACTTAAAATTATAAAATTAAAAGGAGAACATACATATGGCACAGAATCCAGAATTACAGGAAAGATATTCAAGCCTTGTATTGGCTAAACAGAGAAAGACATCAGTATTTGCTAATCTATTCAATAGAAACTATGATGGTACACCTACAGCAGGTGCCGTTAAAATCCCTGTAAGAGATACAGAAGTAGAAGTAAAAGATTATGATAAGACAAACGGAACTGAGTTAACTACATCTAATACTACTTATATCACACTTCCTATTGATCATGATGCCTCTGTAAACGAATTGATTGACAAGCATACGGCTGCAGCAGTTCCAGATAATCTAGTTGCGGAAAGATTAGATTCAGCCGGTTATTCAATGGCTGTTGAGACTGACACTAACTTAGGAAACGCCTTACTTGAATGTACTGCAATCAAGGACACTGCAGCATTAACACCAGAAACTGTTTACAAGGCTGTAATCGATGCTAGAACACAGGCAAGAAAGGCACACGTCAAAACATCAGAAATGTGGCTCACAGTCACTCCTGATGCGTACGGAGTATTATTACAGTGTCCGGAATTCATTAAGCCTTCTAACTTAGGTGACCAGGTGGTACAGGAAGGTGTAGTAGGCAGAATCGGTGGAATTGATATTTATGAAGTAGATAACTTATCAGATGATAAGGTAGACTTCATTCTAGGCAATAGAATCTTCTGCCACTACGTAGATGATTGGGCTGTTCCTGTTTCAGTAAATGATTTGGCAGACGGAAAGCATATCGGTGCGTGTGCCGTTCAGGGTAGAAATGTATACGGATATAAGGTTTCAAAGCCTACTACTGTATTTGTTAGAAAACATGTATAAGGTGATGTAGATGGATATCTATGCATCAGTAGAAGATTATGAAAAGGTCTACAACACTGCTCTGAATAACGAACAGCATAAGCGTTTATTGATGCTCATTGAACTTGCTTCCTCTCTTTTACGAGAGGAGGCAAATAAAAGGAATATGAACCTGAGCGCTGTGATCAGTTCATCTGATGACAAGGCAAATGTTGCAAAAATGGTTGTTCTAGCATGCGTTCATCGTGTAATGTCCAAAGATGATGACCAGGATATGCCACTTGAGCAGTTCTCACAGTCAGCACTAGGCTACACATTCAGCGGTACCTATGTTAATCCGGGCGATGATCTTTATTATTTAAGAAACGAGCTTAAACGAATGGGTATCATCAAGCAGAGATATGGAGCAATGGAAATCTATGAGACTTAAAGGAATCACGATAACTGTATATCAGAAGAAGCCTACTGGCAGTGATGCATTTGGGCATATGCATTATAAATATATTCCAGAACAGGTAGATGATGTTCTTGTAGCACCGGTCAGCAGTTCTGAATTATCATCTAATCAGAACGTATCTATTGCTAAGACTCAGTATAATCTTGCCATCCCTAAAGGTGATGATCATGACTGGACAGATACTAAAGTAGAATTCTTCGGGAAAACATGGAAGACAGTTGGAGAACCGATAGAGGGAATTGAAAAGAACATACCTCTTCGATGGAATAAGAAAGTAGTGGTGGAAAGATATGAGTAATCATTATAAATTCGAACTGAATAAAGAGGGCGTAAGGCAGTTGCTAAGTAGTTCCAAGATGCAGAATATCGTTTCTGCATATGGAGAAAGAGTACAGAAAGCGGCTGGAGAAGAGTATGCGATGGAAGTAAAAGCCAACAAGGACCGCTGCTTTGTGAAGGTAACCCCTGCTACACCACATGCATACTATTCTGAAAGGAAGCACAATACGCTTCTTAAGGCTCTCGGCTCTGCAAGAGGTAAATAGACATGATCATAGAAACATATATCATTGATTATCTTCAGAAGAAGACAGGAGTATCCTGCTATGCACAGTATGATGATGCATCTCAGGATACTTTTATTGTTATCGAAAAAACAGGAGGATATACTGATAATTTCATCAGGCATGCAACTCTTGCAATACAGTCGTATGGTTCTTCGCTTTATGAAGCTGCCCTTCTTAATGAGAAGGTAAAAGAAGCGATGGATAATGCTGCAGAATGCCCAAGAATCTCTGCAAGCAGACATAACAGCGATTATAACTATACCGATACAAGTACAAAGCATTACAGATACCAGGCAGTATATGACCTGGTTTTTTAATTATAAGGAGGAAATGATATGGCAAATGTAGATGCATCAAATGTAACAACAGGCAAGCCTAAGATTGGAGGCGCTGTTTGGTCGGCACCTGACGGTACTACTTTACCAACGAGTGCAGCTGCAGAACTTGATAAAGCATTCAAATCACTTGGATACTGTTCTGATGATGGTGTCAAGAATAAGGCATCTTCTTCAAGCGATTCAATCACTGCATGGGGTGGAGACACTGTACTTGATGTTGATAAGGACTTTTCAGATGAATTCAGTCTCACATTAATTGAATCATTAAATGTGGATGTATTGAAGGAAGTCTTTGGACAGAAACAAGTAACCGGTGATATTGAAACAGGAGTTACTGTAGATGTAAAAGCCAACACAAGGGGATATAGAGTACTTGTGATTGATATGATTCTTGCAGAAGGAACAGTATTGAAAAGAATTGTTGTTCCAGCATGCAAGCTTACAGAAGTTGGCGAAGTTACATATAAAGATGATGATGCTGTAGGGTATGACTGTACATTCAAGGCGAGACCTGATGGAACCGGATCATATCATAAGGAATACATCATGAAAAAAGGAGCATAACAGATGGAAGAGAAAATCAAAGGTGAAACAGCTTCAGGATTTAAGTTTGAAATCAATAAGCGCCTCATGGATGATTATGACTTCATTGAAAAGGTAAATAATATGGCTGAAACAGGGCTCGGAATGCCGGATTTAATTAAATATATGATTGGTGATGAAGGTTATGGAGCATTGAAAGAACACTGCAGAAGAAAGGACGGCTTTCTTTCTCTCAAGAGAATGCAGCATGAAATGAATGACATGATGTCAGTCAAAATTGATGATGGTACTGACTTAAAAAACTCGTAATCCTCGCAAACCTTTTGCGAGGCTATAAGCATCAGATTATATGTGATTTGGCTGAAACTTATCACATATATGACTTCATGTCTTACAAGCCTTCTTACATCTATGTTCTTGTCAGCGGATTACGAAATGATTCAAGACTTAAAATGGCAATGGAAGAACAGAATGTAGATACTCAAACTATACTAAGTGCACTCGCTGTTGATTATCTGGCACTTCTTGCCTGGTCTAAGACAAAAGAAGCACAGAAAAATAGAAATCGTCCTGAATCAATATATGAAAAGCTGATGAATCCTGTAAAGAAAAAGCCAACTAAAGGCTTTAATAGTGCAGAGGACTTTGAAAGAGCAAGAATGCAGATCATAAAGAAAGGAGGCGCTTAAATGGCAAAACAGAATGGAACTGATTTAGGTAAGGCCTATGTGCAGATTGTTCCATCTGCTCAGGGCATTAAGGCATCAATCCAGGAGGTCATGGGAAAACCTCTTGAGGAACAGGCGGACGAGAGTGGCAGCACCTTCGGAAGCATGCTCATCTCTAAAATCAAGGGTGCTATAACTATTGCTGGAATAGGAAAGTTTCTCAGTGCCTCACTGACAGAAGGAGGCGCACTCCAGCAGTCCATAGGAGGCATTGAAACGCTCTTTGGCAATAGTGCAAATGTAATTAAAAAAGCAGCACAGACAGCATTTAAGGATGCAGGGGTTTCAGCAAATACCTATATGGAACAGACCACATCATTTGCAGCTTCACTTGTATCTTCATGCGGTGGAAATACTGCCAAGGCAGCGGAAATTGCGAAAAGGGCAATGGTTGACATGTCCGACAACGCAAACAAAATGGGGACTGATCTACAGGATATACAGAATGCCTATCAGGGTTTCGCAAAACAAAATTACACAATGCTAGACAATCTAAAGTTAGGGTATGGCGGAACCAAGACAGAAATGGCAAGACTTATAAAAGATGCGTCTACATATAAGGATTCCCAGGAAAAACTAAATGTATCAGTCAAAGACGGCGATATGTCATTTAGTAATATTGCGAATGCAATCTCTGTAGTACAGGACCATATGAAAATCAGCGGAACGACTGCAGAAGAAGCAAGTACTACTCTCACTGGTTCTTTTGGCATGGTCAAGGCGTCAGTACAGGACTTTTTGGGAGCACTTTCTACTGGTGATGGCGTATGGCGTACATTTAAAAATACTATTTCATCATTAGGCACATTTATAGGTGGCAATCTGCTTCCAATGATAGGCAATATCGGCAGTTCAATTGTCAGCATATTGACCAATTCTTTCAACAATATGCCAGGAATCCTTGATGCCGTTCAGAAATTCGCAAGCAACATTGCAGCGCAAGCACCACAGTTTATAAAAAGTGGGTTTGAATTATTAAATAAGTTGGCTGATGGCATCATTAGTGCATTACCTGTTATGATTGCAAAGATTCCAACGATTATCAGTACATTCGCTAATATAATTAATGATAATGGGCCTACGATTCTCATGTGTGGTCTGAAGCTGATTGCTAAGCTTGCTTTAGGAATCATCCAGGCAATACCGACACTCATTGTCAATATTCCGAAGATCATTACAGCAATCGTGGATGTATGGAGCGCATTCAACTGGATTAATCTTGGAAAGATGGCCATCACTGGTCTAGGAAATGGAATCAAGGCATTATTCGGATTCCTTAAGGGTACAGGAAAAGAGGCATTAGATACGGTATTGATTAATATTCTAATGCTGCCTGAAAGACTGCGTGCACTTGGTGGCAAAGGTATCAGTGGATTAGTAAGCGGAATTAAATCACTATTCGGTGCTTTAGGCGGTGCTGCTAAAAAGATTTTTGAAATCATTGTAAAAGCACTTGCTTCGCTTCCTTCAAAGATGCTATCAATCGGAAAGAATATTGTCGAAGGTATCTGGAAGGGTATTTGGAACATGGGCGGATGGATTACTAAGAAGATTGGAGACTTTGCCGGCGGCATCGTCAAAAGCTTTAAGGGATTCCTTGGTATTCACTCTCCTTCTAGAATCATGAGGGATATGGTCGGCAGATTCATCGGTGAAGGTATTGGTGTCGGAATTATAGGTTCATTTGATACCGTCAGAAAGGATATAGCAGCATTCAATGATTCGCTTATTGATGAATTCAATAAATCTGACAGCTTTGGTGCTTCAATGACATTCAGTGCTGTAAGAGAAGTCAAGATGCAGCTAATCAATGAAGGATTTGAAAAACCGCATGCTGAAGATAGAAAAGGTGATATCTATCAGACTATCAATATTACAGCGCCTGATGCTGTAGATCCTTCAGAAGTATCAAGACAGACAAGAAATGCAAATAGAGAATTGATTCAGAGACTGAAAGGAGCGTGATGATTCTTGGAGGAAAAGGAATATAGGACAATCACCTGTACTAATTCAAATGGATATTCAATAATCTTCACCGAGACATCATTGTCTCCTTTTGTAATTACAGACTGTGATGGATTATATGACTCAACATATACAGTCAATCTACAGGAAAATGGTAATTCTGACGGTGCATCAATATTAGGACGCACAATGAAGTACAGAAACATCGTGTTAGAAGTTGTTGATAATGAGTGCTATGCCAATCATAGAGAGATGCTTGACAGGCTTTTCTCTCTTGATGGCACGCTTGAATATGATGATGGTGTTCATAAGAGAAAGATTGATTACACTGTAGAAAAGGTAACAGGAACGGATGGCACATTCTATAAACGCACTCATCAGATATCACTGATATGTGCGAATCCCTATTTTACGGATATAGAAGACAACAGTATTGCAATGTCAACAGTCATTCCACTATTTGAGTTTCCTCATGAGTTCACAACGGAGGAAATATCAAGAATAGAAATAGTACAGAATCTAGAGATAGATAATCAGAACGGTTCTGAAACTGGCATGACCATTACTATTGAGGCTATAGGAAGTGTCTTAAACCCTTCGATTTCAATACAGGAATCAGGGGAGCACATGACTGTAGGCATTTCTGGTAAAAAGGATTTTACATTAGAAAGCGGTCAGAAGCTTATTATCACAACCCTTGTAGATGATTGTCATGTCTATCTTTTAAAGGATAGAAAAAAAGAAGAAGTAAATATGTATCTTCCTACATCTGCAGACTTTATAAGACTGCAGCCGGGAATTAATCATATAGGATATACTGCAGAATCAGGGGCAGAGAATATGACTGTATCAATCTCATTTAAAAGAAACTATGTGGAGGCCTAATTTATGATCATAAGAATCTATGATGGAAATATGAACTTTCTAGGTCAGATTGAAAATGTTTTTTCTCTCCAGTGGACACGTAAGTATACTTCATGTGGTGAATTTGAGGCACATGTTCCAGTGACTGCATATAATGTGCAGCTGCTGAAACTTGAGAATCTTTTCTATCTGAAGGGCAAGAAGGAATGCGGAATCATCGAGAGTATTACAATATCTTATGAGAAATCAAAGAAAGAGATTACCGTCAAAGGAAGATTCGCATCATCTTATTTTTATAGAAGAATCATTAAGGGAACATACAACTTTAATGGCCGTGTAGAAACCTCTATGAGAGAACTTGTATCAAAGGCAGCAATTCCAGGAGTAATGTTAGGCCCTGATAATGGATATACTGAAAAAATCACTTATCAGGCAACCTATAAAAATATACTTACGTACATAGAGAAGCTTTCTCAGGCTTCAGATATAGGTTTTCGTTTAAGGCCTGACTTCGATGAAAAGAAATGGATATTCGAAACATACAAGGGTGTTGATAGATCCGATAGCCAGTATGATATATCACGTGTCATCTTCTCACAGAAGAACGGAGATATTGAAAAAGCGACATATAGTGCAAATTCAAAGACATATGCAAATGTGTGCTATGTCGGCGGTCAGGGTGAAGGTTCAGCTAGACAGATAGAGATAACAGGCAGTACATCCGTATCCGGACTAGATAGAAGAGAGATTTTTATCAATGGGTCTGATATTTCAAAAGAAAACATCAGCGACCTTGCATATAAGAATGCACTCATTGAAAGAGGAAATACAACACTTAACAGCAATATGCTTGCTGAAACATTAGAGAAGGAAGATAAGATCAGAGGGAATTATAACTATCCTACTGATTATGATCTTGGCGATATAGTCACAAATAGGTTTGAATATTGGGGAATGACCTCAAATGATAGAGTGACGGAGGTTAATGAGGTATACGAGCATGGAGTAATGAAGGCAGTGCCTACGTTTGGAACACCTCTTCCGTCAACGATAGATTGGAGTGATAATATTTAATGGCTGATACAATTACAGATGAATATGGCTATCCATTTGACTCACTGAATGGAGATAGAAAGATGTCTGCAGCATCGTGGCGTAAAATGCTGGGTGAATTATTTACTGATGGCATCTGCTCAACAGATGACTTTTATGTACAGGCTAACAACAGCATGCATATTACAGTGAGTTCAGGAAATGCCTTTATTAGAGGTGCTTTCTTCCCTTCTTCTGAAGAGAAGACACTTAATATCGATAGTTCTGAAGGCACCTATGATAGATATGATGCAATTACACTAGAGTTCAATGCATCCGAAAGAAAAGTATCTTTGAAAGTTGTAAAGGGAGGTACTGATGGGAAATGGCCTTCTCCAAAAAGGACTGATTCCATCTATCAGCTCTTTATTGCTATAATTCATGTCCGCAAAGGAATTACATCTCTAGTACAGAATGACGTGAATGATACAAGAGGGGATTCGTGGTATTGTGGCTACGTCACTTCGACCGGATCACAAGAAAGATTCGACAATGAACTCGCCGATTTAAAAAGTAAATTGAATGAAGTAGAAACTGCACGAGCAGTTGCTTACAAAGATACTATCGATGTGAAGAACGGTATAACTTTAGAAGCACGATGGAACGATACTTATGTAGAATTCCGCTGGTATGGTGTTTTAACGAATGACTGGCACATGACGATGGCTGTTGACGGGGAAAAGTTTGGTAACAATTCGGTAATAGGAAATGTCCTTAAATCACATACGGCTTTCATGTTTAACGTTTCTGTTAGCCCGGATTATCCAATCTGGTTTAAATATTCCAGAGAAAAGAATGGTTTCTGTGTATTTTCTATGAAGACTTGCACCGTTCCTAAAGGAATATGGCTTTCAGGTAGCCACATGATGCTCAGATAAGGAGGTGATGCATATGATTAGAGGTACTACTGCCACATTAATATGTACACTTCCATTTGAAGTGAATACTCTCCAGTATGCCTACTTCACTATCATGCAAGACAATAGAATTATTATTGATAGACAGATAGAATGCAGCAGCCTAAGCGGTGACAAGATAGAAGTACATCTGTCACAGGAGGATACTCTGAAGCTTAAAGAAAAACATCAGGCTGAGATTCAGCTGCGTGCGATTACAGCTGATGGAGAAGCAGTTGCATCTAATATCATCACTACATATGTTGAAAGAATATTAAAAGATGGAGTGATCTGATGTGCGCCTTAAACTAGAATTCAAGTCAAAGGACATACCTCTTAGATTCGTCATAAGAGATATGTCTTTTCGTGCTGATATGAAGATATGTTCTGAAGAGTTCAAACTTGATATAAAAAACTATCAGGGCATAAAGAATGCTGATATCTATACTGGTGCTTATACAGTAACACCTAAAGATATAGCTCAGCAGCTTAAGACAAAAAATAAACTTCTCAATAAAGATGTAATGGTTAAAAAAATTCCCTTCTTCGAGACTAGCAACGATGAAGGGGGCAATACAGTATACATAGGAAAGGAATTATAACATGGCAGAAACTAAACATATAAATAAAGTAGTTTATGGTGGCAAGACATTAATCGACTTGACAGGTGATACTGCGACAGCAGACAAAGTATTGAAGGATTTAACATTTCACGACAAGACAGGTGCCACAGTCACTGGTACTTGTACATTTGATGTGGATTCAAGCGATGCGACTGTAGCAGTCGCTGAAATGCTTGCTGGAAAGACTGCATACGCTAGAGGTACTAAGTTAACTGGTACGATGAAGAACAATGGGTCCGTTACTGGAAATATCACCACTAAGGCACAGTCATATACAATCCCACAGGGGTTCCATGATGGGTCTGGAAAAGTTCAGATTGCGACAGCAGAACAAGCTAAACTTATTCCTACGAATATTCGTGATGGCGTAACAATCCTAGGCATCAAAGGTACTATGTCTGGAACTGAAGGTGCTAAACCTCAGCAGAAGACAGTGACACCAAGAACCGCTACACAGACAATCATGCCTGATGCAGGATATAACTATTTATCACAGGTTACTGTTAATCCGATTCCATACGCAGAAAGTGAGAACTCTGCCGGCGGAACTACAGTAACAATCGCATAGGAGTGGTTATATGAGCATCAACAAAGTCATATATAACGGCAAGACATTGATTGATATATCAGACAGTACAGTAACTGATGATAACATTGAAGAAGGGTTGATTGCCTATTCGGGAGATGGAAAAAGGGTGGTAGGAACTAAGATGAATCTAGAAAACAGAAGCAAAAGAAAACTGATTTTCATTGGTGACAGTTATGGAGACGGTTATACACCTGATGGAAGTTATACAGGTTGGTGCGACAGACTTAAGAATAAGTTAGTTAATTGTCACTTCTCTGCAGACAACATCTATATCAATCATAAAGGTGGTGCATCCTTTTCTAATCCATCCAATAACTATCTGACTCTTCTTAAAAGTGTAGAGTCTCAGGTAGGTAATAAAAAGATGGTAACAGATGTGTTGATTGGCGGAGGGTATAACGAACTTGCATATTGTGATAAGGCCGATACTGTTAAATCCAATATCAATACATTGATTTCATATGTACAGAGTACATATCCAAATGCGGTGGTTCATTTCGCGCCTTTTGGGGTTGCATTTAAAGACAGAAACAATCAGTTTGCACTAAAATATAAATTGATGCCTATTTATAAAACAATTCCGGCATATTTTGATAAACTTTATATGATAGTTCCTGGTGCTGAAAATATTCTGTCTTTAAGAGACACAATGAGTTCTGATGGGATCCACCCTAATTCGTGGGGATTGGACTGTATAGCTGAATATCTAAAAGGATATCTCATGGGAACAGGAAGCAGCATGCAAGAAAAACGTCAATTGAGTGTCAAAATGAATGGTGGAACATTCACTGGTACTATCTGGGGTCAATCATTTGGAGATATAAATATTTATAGATTGATGTTTGACACAGCCGTCAAGAATCTTAACTCCAACGGAGCAAATGGTTTTAAATTATATAGTCCTCACATTGGTGATGCGTTCCCCTGGAGGGCACCTAATATGGGATATACGGATGCGAACGCAATAATTTATGCGAACGGTGGATTCTTTGACGTTCCTGTCAAATTCAATGTAAACAACAGCAATGAGCTATATATGCAGATCAAGCAGTGTAACTCTGCTCACAACAATTATCAGAGTTATTCGAACATCACTCAGATTCAGCTAGATGCATGGATCATTGCAGAAAATATGTAAATAAAGAGGTAATAAAATGAAATTATACGACACATCGCTAAAATATATGGACACTCTTAATGCAGTAGGGGGCACTATTGTAGCAGTGTTAACCGCTGCATTAGGTACGCACTGGTTTTTATTTATTGGTTTTTTAGTCTTGAATATTATCGACTACATTACAGGAGTTAGAAAATCAAGATTGACAGGCAAAGACAACAGCGCTAAAGGAGTGAGAGGCGTCTGGAAGAAACTAGGCTACTGGTTAATGGTCTTAGTTGCTTTCTTGGCTTCTGCAATCTTCATTGAAATTGGTAAGACTATAGGCATTGACTTGGCGGTTACTGCCTATATTGGGTGGTTTACTTTGGCATCTCTCATTATCAATGAGTTACGCAGTATTCTTGAAAATTTCGTTGAAGCAGGTGACAATGTACCATCTGTTTTAACTAAAGGCTTAGAAGTAGCAGAAAACGCTATTAACAAGGAGAATAACAATGGGTAATGACGAATTTCTAAAGATTGCAGTTGAAGAAGTAAGAAGATATACAAAAGAACATCTAGAAGATCCACAGGATTTCGATATCTATGTAGTGTGGGTATGCAAGACACTTCAGAACAATAAGGCATTATTATCAACTACACTTTCAGATGGGATGTACTTTGAGTGTACATACAACGGAGATAGAAAAGAAATGTATCTTGATGCGTATAGAAAAGAAAAGAATGTATGTATTAAATTATAAGGTTCCTCAAATTGAGGAGCCTTATAATTTTGGAAGAAAGAAGGTATAAAGTATGAATTTTAACGTACATGGTGGACATAGCTTAAAATGTCGTGGAGCAAGTGGATTATTAGACGAAGTCAATGAAGACAGAAAAGTTAAAAATAAAGTCATTGAGTTGTTACGTGCAAATGGTCATACCGTTTATGATTGTACGGATGATGTAGGCGCAACGCAGAATGCGAACCTAAGAAATATCGTTAATAAGTGCAATTCACACAAAGTAGATTTAGATGTATCAATCCATTTAAATGCTGGCGGTGGAACAGGTACAGAAGTATATGTGTATAGTGATAGTTCTAGAGCGAAAGGATACGCGCAGAGAATCGCTAATAACATCTCTATTTCTCTAGGTATCAGAAATAGAGGAGTTAAAACAAGTACTAGTTTGTACGTATTGAGAAAGACTAATTCTCCAGCACTACTTGTTGAGTGCTGCTTTGTTGACAATGCCACAGATAGGGCTCATTGGAACGCTGACAAGTGCGCAAAGGCAATTGTAGAGGGTATCTTAAATAAGAGTGTTAATGAACATCCTACACCTAAGCCACAGAGCAATGCATCTAGTGCTTTAGGTACTTATATGATTACTGCTAGTGATTTAAGTGTCAGAACAGGACCAGGAGCTAACTGTAGAAGAAAGACATATGAGGAATTAACTAAGAATGCTAAAGCCCACGATTACGACAAGGACGGCTGTCTAAATTATGGCACTCGTGTTACTGTGTCTAAATTCGATGGAGATTGGGCAAAGATTCCTAGTGGATGGGTTGCTAGAAAGTATTTGAAAAAAGTCTAATTTAAGTTTTATTATGAGGTTATTCATAAAGATGTTGACTAAACTCGACTTAATTTCGACTAAATCTCGACTACACAACAATTTAAAGCATAAGAAAAGACCAGGGC